TACGTCTGGCTTTTCAAGGTCAGAGCCAAGCCTGTCACGGAAAACTACGCCACCAAGGAGGGCACGAACGTCACCCGCCAGACCGGCGAAATCGAGTGGACAGCCATCAAGCGTACTCACGACAACCGCTATCAGGCGGTGGCTGATGAAGGTCAGAACGGCTTTACCGCCACTAAGGCGGCCACCTTCCTGACGGAAGTGTACGAGCCGACGTTTACTTCGCCCGGCCCGTAACAGAAAAACAGTTTCAATCCCACACACCGCTATCGGCTCATCCCGGCAGACGGTGTGTTTTTACATGGAGGTGAACCCATTGTCTCTGGAAGCGCTGAGTCGAAACGGCCACAATTTGCAGCTGGGCGAGTTTGAATGCGCCGGGCCGTATCAGATTCCCGTCATTCAGCCTGTGCCTGCTGCGGAAAAGCTCCGCTGGATTCCCTTCAACGCGGCCCGGACGGACGCGCTGCGCGGGGCGCATGGGGTTCACTTCTTCATCGACGATTATCTGTTCGAGCGCTGCTGGAACGACCCGCCCCGGTATACCCGGCTGCTCGGCGAGTTTCGGACGGTGCTTTCGCCGGATTTCAGCCTGTTTACGGATTACCCGCCTGCGGTTCAAATTTACAATCACTGGCGCAAGCACCTGCTGGCCGCCTTTTGGCAGCAGATGGGTATTCAGGTGATTCCGTCCATCTGCTGGAGCGATGAGAGCAGCTTTGAATGGTGCTTTGACGGCGAACCCATCGGCGGCACTGTGGCCGTTTCCTCGGTGGGCACACAGAAAGCGCCGGAGGCAAAGCGGCTGTTTCTGCTGGGATACAGCGAGATGCTCGAACGGCTGAAGCCTGAAAAAATTCTCTTCTTCGGCGACGTGCCGGAGGGCTGCACGGGCAAAATCGAAAGGCACACTTCCTTCCACTCTGGACTTGCGCACGCGCAGGAAAAGAGGTAATATCATGGGAGGAAGAGGTGCGGCATCCCACCGAAACAGAAATGGTGTAATGGGGAGGATGCCGAATTGGCCGGATTTTCTGCGCTTTGCCAGCCAGAGCGACGCTATTCAATGGCATGAGCAGAACAGCTTTAATTGGGAGCGGTGGAACAATCTGCTGTCCGATGCAGAGCGTTTGGGTATCCAGCGATACACTGGCAGTTGGTATTCAACAATGAACACCGACTTGCGTGAAGGAAAAGTGTCATCGGAAGCAATCCAGCGCCTGATCGACGGCGCGACAAGCGGGTTGGCAAAATGGCAGGCAACGCATGATGTGATTACCTTTCGCGGTTCCAATCTTCACTGGACAGCGAACCTGCTGGGCGGCACAGAAGCACAGATGTCCGACGCTGCTTTTTTGAGAAGCAAAATTGGGAAAATGGTGACGGATAAGGGCTTTATGTCTTCCGGCACCCATAAAGACAGCTCGTGGACTGCGGACGTGGACTATACCATCTTTGTGCGAAAAGGGACAAAGGGCATGTACGTCGATCCTATTTCCCTGAATTCCGGCGAATATGAGTTTTTGTTCAATCGAGATACGACATTCAAGGTTCACATGATCCGCACGGATAGCAGCGGAAAAATCGTCGAACTGGTACTGGAAGCCAAGAAATCAAAGCGGTAAAGGAGAAGGATTATGAAGGAAATTGCTAAACGCTTTCTGTCTGAAAAACACACTGCCCCATGGATAGAAGATCCCAGCGCTGAAGCACTTGTGGATTATGTTTATAACGGCGGCATTTGGGATAAGGATGCACGTGCAAAGTATCCTGCTATCCAAGCCAAACAGTCTACTGAATGGCATATGGAAGATGTGCTTTCGTATCTTACCTTTATTGTTGTTCAGGATAGAACGTGCGATGGCTTCATCGACAAGCACATTGCCAACGGCACTGTTTCAACCCTGCTGAACCGTTATCTTGAGTTGGAGGAGGAAACCGTATGATCAGCTGCACCCTGAACGGGAAGAAATACACTGTTGATTTTGTATCGGGCCGTGCCCTGCGGGAAATGGAGCCCGCCGCCCAGATGTACGGACGCATCGTGGCTATCTCCAATGCCGCGCTTAAGGGCGAGGTGCCGGATGACGCCAAGAACCTGTCTATCGGCGAAGCGCTGGATGTGATGATCCGCTGGTTCTGTTTGCTGTTCAGCAATCAGTTCAGCCCAGACGATGTGCTGGACTACTACCCGGTGGATCGCATGATGCACGACATTGCGCTGGCGCTCATGGCCGTGCAGGCACAAACCACGGAGATTCTGGACGAGTTCCCTACGAAGGCAGCGAAGACGGAGGAAGCGGAGACGCTTCAGTCCTGACGCTGCCCGATTTCATTTATTCCACCTATAACAGCCTGCTGGAAGGCGGCTGGCGCATGAGTGAGATCGACGGCATGGATATGCTGGGTTTCCTCCGCGTCAGGGCATGGAACGCCCGAAAAGAAAAAGAGAAAAAGCAACCGCGCCGCGCCTATATCGATCAGGTGTGGCAATCCCTGAAACCGTGAGCAATCGCCCACGGATTTTTTATTGCATCGAGGTGAGTACCGATGGCTGAAACCCTCCGCGATCTTGTGGTGTCGCTGTCCCTGCAAACGGACAATTTTACCCGCAATATCAAGTCCGTCAACAAGCAGATTGCCGAGGCGGAGAGCCAGTTCAAGCTGGCGGCCTCCGGCGTGGAGGGCTTTGAACGCAGCGCCACCGGTCTTGCTACACAGTATGAGCGGGCGCTTTCGGCGGCGAACGATAAGCTGCAGGAGTGCTTTTCCCGCCAGAACGATTACGCCCAGCGCCTGACCGATGCAAAAACCGCACAGCAGGCGCTCAAGGAACAGGTGGCTGCGGCGGCACAGCAGGTCAGAACCTATTCGGCCACCCTTGGCGAGAATGACTCCGCCACCATTGCCGCCAAGGCCAATCTGGATGCGCTAAAAGCGGAATACCGCAATTCGTGCGCCGAGGTCAAAAAGCTCACCGGCCAGAATACGGCGCTGAAGAAAACCACTCAGAATGCGGCAGACGCTGTGACCGACGCAACCACCAAGCTGAACACGGCGCAGGCGGCGGTCAGAAGCACACAGGCGGAGATCAACCAGTGCAGTCAATCCCTGCGTCTGGCACAGACCAACTGGGATGCAGCCGGAAAATCCATTGATGCCAGTAAGGCTGCCATTGCCACCTTTGGCAAGCAGATCGAGCTGGCGGAGAGCCGGTTCAAGCTGGCCACGGTGGGCATCAAGGACATGGACACCAGCGTGACCGGCCTTGCCGCTAAGCTGACGCTGTTGAATGACAAGCTGCGCCTGCAGGAGCAGAGTGTTCAGCAATATGAGAATGCGCTGCAGGGCGCAAAGGAACAGCTGACAGCCGCTCAGAAGGCCAACGATCCGGAGAAGATCCGGCAGGCTTCCGATGCGGTCATTGACGCGGAAGCTGCTTTGAATCGTGCCAAGGCTGCCGTCGCTTCTACCCGTGCTGAGATCGCCAAGACCAATCAGCAGCTGAACACAGCAAAATCCGCATGGACGGAGGCAGGCAAAAACCTCGAAGCCTTCGGAAAAAAGTGCGACTCCGTCAGCAAGAAAATGACTGCTGCAGGTCGGACGCTGACCACCGTCATGACCACGCCCATTCTGGGCCTTGGTGCAACGGCAGTGAAGGCTTCCATTGGGTTTGAATCGTCCTTCGCCTCTGTACGAAAGACCGTTGATGCAACGGAAGCCGAGTTTGACCAGCTGGCCGAAACATCGAAGCGCATGTCCACCGAGGTTGCGGCGGGTACAGATGAGATCAACGAGGTCATGGCGGCGGGCGGTCAGCTGGGCGTTGCTACGGAGCATCTTTCCGATTTCACCCGCGTCATGATTGATCTCGGCAATTCCTGTGAGGATTTGAGCGCGGATGAGGCTGCGACGACCATTGCGCAGTTTGCAAACATCATGGGCACCAGCCAGAGCCAGTTCAGTAATATCGGCTCCACGCTGGTTGATTTGGGTAATAACTTTGCAACCACAGAAAAGCCCATCATGGAAATGGCGCACCGTATGGCTGGCGCGGGCAAGCAGGTAGGTCTGACAGAGGCACAGGTGCTGGGCTTTGCAGCGGCGCTGTCCTCCGTGGGTATCGAGGCCCAGATGGGCGGTTCCGCTTTCTCGAAAGCACTGGTGAAAATGGAGGTTGCCTCCGCGACAGGCGGACAAGCACTGGATGATTTCGGCAAGGTGGCCGGGATGACAGCCCAGCAGTTTAAGACGCTGTGGGATAACGATCCAGCTGCCGCTTTCCAAGCCTTTATTGTCGGCTTGTCGCAGATGGACGACGAGGGCGAAAGCGCCATCGCGGTGCTGGAAGAGATCGGCATCAAGGAAATTCGGCTGCGCGATACGCTGCTCCGCGCCACCAACGCAACCGAACTGTTTTCCCGCGCACAGAACATGGCCAACGCCGCGTGGGAGGAAAACACAGCTTTGACCAATGAAGCCGGGAAGCGCTACAGCACCACGGCCAGCAAGCTCACGAACCTCAAAAACAAGGCGCTGCTGTTCGGACAGCAGATCGGCGATGACCTGAATCCCACCATCCAGAGCCTGATTGAAGGCGCGGATAATCTACTGAGCAAGTTCCTTCAGATGGATGAAGCCCAGCGCAAGCAGATCATCCAGTATGCGGCCATCGCTGCAGCGATTGGGCCTGTGCTGCTGCTCTTTGGCAAGGTGACCAAGGGCATTGGCAGCCTTTCTACCGGCATTGGCAAGTTTGCCACAGCGGTCGGCAAAGCGGGCGGCGGGATCAAGGGCTTTCTGAGTGTGCTGGGCAGCTCGCCCGCCGTATGGCTGGCCATTGCCGCAGCGACCATTTATGCCACCGTGGCCATTGCGGATTATGTGTCCGGCGCAAAGCAGGCCCGCGAGGCGCTCAAAGGAATGCAGGAAACTGCCGACAAGTGGAAAAGCACAGCGGCAGAGACGTTCTACGGGAACAGCAAGGGCCTCTCCTTCTTCGGCATGTCCAAGGAGGATTTTGTTAAGGACAAGCAGTCCGCACAGGAATGGCTGGACGGTCTGCTGGCTGTCTGGACGGATGGCGAGAAGGAAAGCAATGAGATCGTTGCGCACTGGACGGATTCGTTCAAAACGCTCACTGCTTCTACCCGTGATGAGCTGACGGCACTCAAGGATACTGCAGACAAGAACGGCTATACCAGTGTCTCCAAGGGACTGGCAGCGGACATTCAGACGTTGGATCAGATGGACGCGGAGATCGAACGGCTGCTGAAAAAGCGCCAGAACGGTTTTTTGACCGAAAAGGAAAAAATCCGGCTGCAGGAGCTGATCGACACCCGCGAGGCCATTGAGGTCAAGTATCATTTGACTCCGGAGGAAACAGGCGGCTTTGAGACCATCGCTCAGAAGGTCGAAGCGGAAGTCGCCCGCGCACAGGCACGCGGCAAAACCGACGCGGATACGTCCGTCTATGAAAACGCTGTAAAAGCTGCTGCCGAAGGCATGGCAGCGATCAACGCTCAGATTGATGAGCGCTACGACAAGGAATACGGCCTCATTCAGCTGATCGAGGATGAAACCGAACGCCAGAAAGCGTTGGAAGATTTGAATTCCCGCTACAACGAGGAGCGAAAAGCCGCCGCTCAGGAATACGCTAAAACGCTCTCTTCCATCGTCATGCCTGTTTGGAACCAGCCGGAAATCCAGCAGGCCAGTCAACAGGTAGACGAGCTGTTCACAAAGCTGCGCGAATACAGCATGGCCAGCGAAAGTGAAAAGCCTGCGCTGCTGGCAGATCTGCAGGCGCTTTCTGCCGGTATGGATGAAGGCGCGCTGACGGAATATCTCTCCCTGATGACACAGATTCAGTCCCTGCTGGACAGCGGTATGAGCGAAGCCGACGTACAAGCGCTGTTTCCTGACGTTGACTTTTCTTCGCAGCTGGATCAGTTCGCGGGAATCGTCAGCTATCTGGATCTCATCAAGACCGACCTGCCCGGACTGTATAGCATGTTCGGTGAAGCGCTGCCCGAAGAGGTATTGAAAATCGCCACCGATCTCGATCTTTCTGGCGCACAGGCACGATGGGACGAATTCGCCCAGAACCCCGGCGCGATTACCACCGAAGCCATTATTACCGGGTTGTCTACAGGTGATCAGCAGGTCAATGTAGATGCTTTTATTTCCAGTTACACTGAAATCCCTGAAGGAGCCAGTACAGCCGCCCTCACGCCCAAGGGGTTGATCGCGTATGTCGAAAAGTACGCTGAAGTCACAGGCGGTGCGGATGTATCGGGGCTGACTCCTGAAATTGCGGAATGTCTGGTGGCGGGCTATAAGGAACTGGCCTCCGGCGCGGATGTTTCTCTGCTGAAGCCGGACAAAATCGTAGCCTACGTTTCGAGCTATGCGCAGCAGCAGGGTGTGGATATTTCCGCGCTGTCGCCTGAAGGGCTGACTGCGTTCGTCATGGCCTATGAGGAAACGACGGGCGGTGCGCTTACTACGGCGCTGACCCCGGATGACGTGACTGCCATGGTGGCGAAATATCTGCAGGCGGAGAATGTCGATCTTTCTGCGCTTACGCCAGATCAGATCGAAGCCATCGTCAGCCGGTACGCCGAGGCGACGGGTTGCGACAAATCTCAGCTGCTGCCCTCCTTTACAGCCTATATCACGGAGTATAAAGAGGCCGAAGGCGTAAGCGTCCCCAAGCCGAAAACGCAGGTTATTATCACCGGTTACGATTATCTGGCTTACCGACAGCTTCAGAATAATCCTGATCTGACGCTTGAATTACCAGTACGTCTGGGCGAGCTGTCTGACGGTGAACTGGACAAGCTGATGGCAGATGGCAAGGTGAAATTCTGGAAAGACGGTGTGGAAGTACCCATTGAGGCTGTGCCGGACGGGACTATCGATGCCAGCACGGTCGCCAGCCTTGATCAGGACGGTACGCTGCACATTCTGATCACGCCTGAGATCACAGGCACCAAGGAAGCTATAGACGCGCTTTCACCTGTGGTGGACGAAATGGACAAACTGGGCGTGACCACGGCAGGAATGTGGGCAGGAATTCGCCCCGCTACGACCATGGACAAGATCGACGGTGCGCTGGGCCGCATCCAATCCTATCAAGAAACATTGGATTACAACTGGTGGGACAAATTCTGGGCTTCGGTATTTGGCGCAAGCACAAACCTTGGGGTCTTGGATCAGAGCATGAAATCGGACTTCAATCCTGAAAGCGTGGCTGAAATGTCAGCTTACGTCGCCGAGGTGGTCAGTGCCATCCATCAGGGCGTGCAGGTGCCTGAAGAAGATCTGAACAATTTGCAGACCATTCTTGATTTTCTGAACGGGTTGGATACGACCGGCACCGGCACGCACATCCGTGAAGGCATCGCACAGGGCATGACGGAGGCGGGCTTTGACAGCGATGCAGAAACGGTCGCATCCAACCTCGAAACTGCGCTGAACATAGCGCTGGACATCCATTCGCCTTCTCAAAGGATAAAACCTGTAGGCGAATATGTGTCGGCGGGCGTAGGCGAAGGCATGGGCGGTTACGATTTCACCCCGGATGCAGATGCCTTGGCAGCCAGCGTTGAAACAGCCGTCACCAGTACACTACCAGGCGATGCGCTTTCGTCCTTCGGAATCAGTGCCGCAGAGGGACTTGCCAGCGCACTTTCGTCATACGGCATGGGAGATGCAGGTGCCAACGTTGCCTCAGGCGTGCGCACGGCTATCAGCACTAATCTGACGGCAGCAACATTGCGTTCCATTGGCGTAAACGCCATGTCTGGTCTGAGAGCCGGTATCCTTGCCGGACGCTCCGGCGTGATCTCCGCCATGCGCTCTGCTGCCCGCGAAGCCGTGAACGCCGCAAAGAAGGAACTCAAAATCAAGAGCCCTTCGCAGGTATTCCGGGACGAAGTCGGCGTGATGACTATGCGTGGTTTTGGTGCTGGCGTGCTGAAAGAGAGCAAAGAGCAGGCAAAGGTCATCCGTAACGCTTCCCGCTTTCTGACCGGCGAAGCACGGGAAGGCTCTATTGTTACCAACAGCAGCGATAACCGCAAAACCTATAACAACAACGTGTCCTCCACCATTCAGGTACAACAGATGGTGGTACGGGACGAGCAGGACATCCGATCTCTGGCGGTTGAAATTGCGACGCTGACCAGACGGCAGCAGCGCGGAAAGGGGCTGAGAATGGCATGAACGACTGGTTCTCGTGGAACGGAAAAAAGTGTACGGAGTACGGCATTCATGTGCTGGAACAGCCGCCGGTCACCATTCCTGCCGAACGCGCAACGTTTACGAATGTGCCCGGCAGACCGGGCAGCCTGACGACGCTGGAAGGAGACGACGTTTATGACGATCTGATCCTAACTGCACAGTGCATGATTCCCGATCTGAGTAATATCCACACCATTGCTTCCTATCTGAAGGGAAGCGGGAAAGTCGCCTTCGCCAATCGGCCGGGTGGCTTTTGTTTTGCCCGAATCGTAAATCAGATTCCCTTCGAGAAGATTTTGCGCGGCAATTCGCATCGCAGCTTCGCAGTGAACTTCCGCTGCAAGCCCTTCTGGTATCAGGAAAATGTGCCGGAGATCACCGTAACGACCTCAGGCACATTCGTCAATAATCCAGGCAGCGTATATTCTGAACCGGTCATCACGGTGTACGGTTCTGGAGAGATTACCCTCATGGTGGGCATGACTATTGTAGAATTGGACGACATCACGGACAGCATTACGCTGGACACACCACTCATGGAAGCCTACAAGGACACGACCGGCATGAACAGTTGCATGAGCGGAGATTTTCCGACGCTGCTGCCCGGCTCAAATGCCATTAGCTGGACAGGCAATGTGACGAAGATCGTCATTCAGCCGAATTGGAGATATTTATAGGGATCATGCTTGTTCATGCTAAGCTAC